GTGCTTCATTGCCGAGTGAACCCGGGCCTGAACGGCGCTCATGACCTTCAGAGTCCGCTCAAGGATTGCAAGAGTTGTGCCAACCGGGGCTTGGTTGGACATATCTCCAACCTTTAGGTCTGCCACGGAGGCAAACTTGCGCCCTTCAGTCACGATTGTGTTCAATAACTCGTACAGGGTACGACTAGGCTCTTTATAGGGGAGGGGGACAATCGAATCCTTGATTGTCATGCCCGTTACATCGACATCTCGCCACTCGCCCGGGGCGATAGGGGTGTCGTCTCCCTTTACACGTAGGTCTTTGGACTTAAACCCTCCGGGGAGGTTTGAAAGAGTGCCTGCGTCAACGAGTTGTCGAAGGATAGATGTCGCACTTTTGGCAAAACCGCCGACCAAGTGGATAAGTCCAAAGCCATAGAACCCAAACCCGGGGATATAGACATAGTGCGTGAAGTGCATCCGCTTCTCACGCAGGGGGTCATCCTCCAGATAATTCCTTCGGATCGCCAAAATCTCGCCCGAAGAGTCCATCGTGATTACATAGGGTAGCGCAATCTCGTCCGGGTCTTCATATCCGGGCAGATCGTAGTCCAAATGGACTTCATAAATCAGGTAGCGGTCATCATCAATGACGTTTACACCGATTTCTTCATCCTTTTTCTTCTCAATTTCGGTAGTATTTCTGTCTGGTGCCGGTAATTCAATGTCCCGGTAGAACCCAGCAACCTGAAGTTTTCGCAACTGGTTAGGGTTTTTACGCATACGATGCGTGATCCGGGGGGTGGAGAATAAATCAGACGCTCCATAAGGGACAATTACGTCCTCAGCCGGTATAAACACTGCGACTTGGCGACCCATCGTGGGGTCAAAATAGACCTTTTTGAAGGCAGAACCTGAGATTGGCAGGTTCCAAAGCAGTCTTTCATGCTCGCTTCTGTACTCAACCATCTTTTCGGTGAGTTCATAGTTCATGTCATCCTGAACCCGGGCGGCGGCTTCTTCCTTGTCCCGGGTGATTTTCCCGATGATCTTGGTCTTGACCGGCCCCGATGCGGGGAAGGTCTCAAGAATAGTCTCGGCTTGGAACTTAACTACTGATTCTGAGAGGATTGGGTGGTAGACCCCGCAGGCACCGTCCCAAGGCTCAGTTCTCTCCTCGATGTTTAAACCAAGTAAGTCCAAACCCTCTTTGTAGGTTCTTTCCCATTCCTTGCGGGAGTTAATGTCCGTCTTGATTAAATCTAAGATTTCTTCTGATATGGCCTGAAGGTCTCCCTCGTCCATGTCTTCTGCTAGGTTTGCATCAAACCCGGTCTCTCTAACCTCTATCTCGACAGCAGGCTCTTCGCCGTCTTCAATATCAATCTGAATCTCGATGCCCTCTTGCTCAGGGGAGAACTTTGAAAGCCCCTCTGGCGCTTGGTACAGTGATTTTTCCATTATCAAATCCCTTTAGTAATATGCCGCTTTTCGGGGCACAAACATCTTGTCTTCTTCGTCTGAAGACAATTGAATAAATCCACCCTGACGAAACCTCAACAAAGCCTGACTTGTACTGTCAACTAGGTCGTCATGGTCTCCGTTAGGAAAGGAAGCCATCTCCTCAACCAATTCATCAGCCCATTTCTTCTCGGGTCTCCATACCATCCCCGACGCAAAAAGATCTGATATAGCGTTTACACGGGCTATCTTATCCGAGCCTTTGCTTGGTGTGTACTCTGAGATTGGAATTCCCATCCTTCTTAATTCATAAATCAGAGGTGCCCCTGCTGCTTTTTTCTCAACAATCAGGGTGTCAGGACTCCATTCCTTCCACATTTCATAGGCCGTCCTCTTTAGTTCTGGAAACTCAAGTCTTTCCTTGTAAGCGTCCAAAACAATAATATTTGCAACCTCCACCCCATCGACCTCTCGGTAAAAGACTCCCCAAGTGGTGCAGGCTGAGTAGTCAGACCGGTTGCTTTTCTCAAAGGCGGTATCCCAAGACTGAATGATGTAGTCCACCTGAGGCGGTCTGTCCCCGTCCCATATCTCCCACATATCCCGCTTGATAATTGCGCCCTCTTCCGAGGTCGGGTTCTGTTGGTACTGGGCTTCCCACTTCCCAACTGGTAATTCAGCCTTGATGGCTTCTAGTTCATCTTGCTTCCAGAACTCAGGCCACAGGGGTTTGTTAGAAGGCAGGAGTGCCGGGAGTTCTATTACCTCCCATTCATCCAGTTCCTTCTTGGCGGCGGTGCTCAAAATTTGACCAGTTAGATCCTTCTTAGACCATCTGGTCATCACAATCACAATACTTCCCCCCGGCTGGAGACGCTGGCGGGGGCCAGAGTTGTACCACTCAAAGACCCGCTCATAGACCTGAGGGTTGCCTTGCATGGCTTCTTGCTCTGAATGGGGGTCATCAATAATCAGGACATCGGCACCCTTACCTGTCACGGCACCGCCTACACCGATAGCGAAGTAGTCCCCTCCTTTGTGCGTATTCCATCGTCCAGCGGCCTTGGAATCGGCAGATAACTTGGTTGGGAATATCTCTTGATACTCCGGGGTGTTGACTAGGTTTCTGACCTTACGACCAAAACCCACCGCAAGTTCGGCGGTGTGTGCCGTCTGAATGATCTTCTTTTCTGGGTACAGACCTAGGAACCATGATGGGAACAGATAGGAAGCAAACTCAGACTTGGTGTGCCGGGGCGGCATATTGATGATTAGTCTCTTAAGTTCTCCCCTAGCCACCCTCTCAAAGGCTTCAGCCATGATGGTGTGGTGCTTACCGGGTATAAATGCTGACCACATCTGCCGCACGAACGGCATAAAGTTCAACTTACATCTTTCTCTCTTATCCACCTGAAGCAGGGTATTAATCTTCTCAACCTCAGGAGAACCCTCGGGTAAGGTATCCAACAGGGTCAGATACTTCTTAATCTCATCCCGGGTCAGTATCACAGGCTAACAGCCTCCTGTACCGAACGATCCATAACCTTCAGTGTTCGTGCTTGTGTTGGCTTTAACCTTAGGTACCCGTTCTTCCTTAGGTCATGGATGATCCTATGGATGTTTGACCGGCTCTTCATATTCAGCCCGGTAGCAATATCCTGCATGGACGGGGCATGACCCTTCATATCCCAGTAGGTCTTAATAAACTCCAGAACTAACTTCTGTCTCTCGGTCATCTCAGTTCCTTCGATGATTCGTCCCTGCGGGACTTCTCATTTATTTGGGGACTTCTCATTTGCCATTTCAGTGCAAGCCCAGAACTGAACCTTACTAGCCGTGTCTTTGACCTCCAGTGCCAAGTGATAGATCTTCTGTGGATCGTTAGTGCTTGCTGACACCTTCTGTGCCTCGTTGGCTAATCTAATCAAGTCTGATATGTACTGTCCTAAGTTCACACTTACCTCTTTTTGTTTCACGGAATGTTTCACGGGAAGCAAGTTTAAACACGAACTTATGTTCCTGTCAAACGTTTAAACAAATATATATACCCCCCGGGGGTGGGACAATGTAAAAGTTAGGGGGTCGATTCCTAGGCGAGAACAGTGATCTGTCCCTGAATAAATAAACAATGGGGTGGGGTGGTGGGATGAGGGGATTAAAGCGTATGGGCAGGAGGGGGTGGTCAAGCGCTCGCAGGGGGGTGCCGGGTGGGTGGGGTCACGGATGGCGCTACGTTGCGATGTGACGATGTGTAAACGCAGTCAGTGATCGACTAACAACGAATGCATCTCGTCATCAGTCAATCACCAATCAATGTTGTACGGTGCCTAACCTAGGCACTGCGTTTCCTTATAGGTGCTACATTCTCAAGCAGTGTTAGATGCGATTTGAGTTCCTCTTTCAATCTTTCGGTGTTGATCTCTTCCACTTTGGTCTCTACTTTGTCGGTGAACATCCCAACAGCACGTCCCATCAGTTCCAGTGCCTTGAGTTGGATGCCCTCAGTCTTAGCACCTTGTGCGTGTTTGTAGAGTTGCTCCATGACATGACGGCGGGTTCGCACTGAATCCTCGATCACCTTTTCTTGCACAGCCTCTGAGAGAGACCCCAATAGTGCAATGATCCGCTGATCCCTCAGCAGTTTGTTCGCATTGCCAATCACACTCGCATCGTTCTCTGTCTTGACGTTGTAGGCTTTTCTATACGCCATCAACTTGGTATCGCCTGCTAGCAGATGATTGACAAACAGTTGCATGGACGCTGTTAGCCGTTTGTGTGGATTGCCATCCTTGTCTTTCACTCCATACACCTTGCCATTCTTTGTTTTCTTCTCTCTTATTTTTGCCACAGCAATCCGCATCGCTTCGCTATTTCCCGGCTCGGGCGTGTTCGTGCTTGAAATCTCTTCATCAATTTCGATCGCATCTGATTCCAGTGCTTCGATCAATTCATCTCTCTTCATTCTCATTCCCCGTTCGTGTTGACGTGCTAGTGCTTGCACTTCGCAATGTACTCATGCAATCACATCTGACCATCGCTGTTTAAACGTTGGTTGTCAACACCTGTTCGCATTGATGAACGTGATGCACAACATCACCTGATCAACTGGATG